CTCGATCGCAATTCGGCAAGCCATTGGAGGTGTCTAATGGCCCGGATGAATTACCAAAAAGCCGCCAAGCGATTCTTGGATTGGCGCCGATCGCGCGATCTTCCTGATACCCCAGAGATCAGCGGGCAGGCGAGATACCGAACGCCGCGCGGTGATCACCTAGCCGTGTCTGCGGCTCGTGCGGAGCGCCGCTGGCTCCGACAATTACCGCCTGAGCTTCAACAAGCGATCGATCCCAAACACCGACGACCTAAGCGGCGGCGCTGAAGCGCCGACGACATAGGTCTAACTCGTCGATCGAGAGCGATCTATCCGGGCGTGAGAAGCGCCAGCGGGTAGCACCGGCACCACCGCGTCCACCGCCGCAAAACCGCGCCCATTAGCCTGGGCACTACGTCAGCGCCGGTGATGATTACGGAACACCCAAAAGGTAGCGCCGAGAGGCGCCATCAGGAGCGGGCAACGGCTGGCGCCGACCCGCATGGACGCCATCGCTGATCGTGCGGCGGTGGCGATCTCCAGCGTCAATAAGCGCACATCAAGGCCGACAGCATGACCCCGGCCTTCTCGAAAGAGTCGTGTCGCACGATCTATGTCCCGACATGCTTTGCCTGTGAGGGGCGAAGCTATGCTCACCACAAAAGAAAAGGGCCTTGAGGGGCTATAGGACAAGTCCTTCACTCTTATTTACACGGACGGCCTGCGTGCGCCTTCGGCGCGCCGCAAGATGGCGCCGATGCCAAAGGCGTCAAACCTCCGTTCCTTGCATATGCCGCTGTTGCCGTTACGATTCTAGCGCGAGTGTGAATCGCGTGAGGCGCCTTTGGTAACCGTTTCGGAAAATTGCGCTAGGCGGTGTCGAGATTGCTTCGAGAAAGTCTTATCCCTGGTCGAAGCCGGCAACACCCTGACCGCCATCTGGCACAACGATAAAACGCTTCCCGATCGGCGAAGCTTTCGCGGGTGGCTAGCTGTCAATCCCCACCTTCGATCTCGTATGGACGCAGCTCTGACCGCGCTTGGGAAACCCAGAAAATTTCAGAAAGACGCATTTCAGAGCGCGTTGGATTACATTCGCAACCGGCCACACACCTCAATTCGAGAAGCGTTTTTGTCGATGCCGAGAGGCTACCCGACACGATCCGCTTTTTTACATCGGCTGCAAACCAATCAAGGGTTTCAAAAGCAATTCGAGATCGCCACAAAGAACCACGTCGAAGGATTTTGGCGATACGGGCCGCGCAAGCGCGCTGCCGATCTCAATCATTATCGCGGTCTTGCATCGTCCGATCTGTATGTTCTGGCAAGCGCAATCGTCCCCAAGGGCTTCGACGATTATATGAGGGAAGACCTGATTTCCGATCTTATGATAGGAATTTTAGAGGGATCGATTCCGAAAGTCGTTCTAAAAGAGGATCGTTATCACGTTGTAAAAAAGTATCTTCGCCGATACGAGCATAAAAAATTTCTATCCTTGGACGTGTCTCTGATCGGCAGTTCAAAAGGTAATCAGTTGGCGCGTCTATCTTCCGACGACTTCACCTTTGAAGACGCTGCATGATCCGCGAGGGTCATATGGTTAGAATGGGCACTGGCCGCGTGATGCGCGTCATTCAAATATTCGGCGATTTCGCCCGATGCATTTATGTCGATAACGAGGGACGTATTCAACAGGTTTGGAGAGTCGCTAGCGATCTCTCACCGTGGTGGTTGACAGCCGGACCAAGATGTTTGTGGCCGGAAACAACCAATGCGTTGATCGAATCCTCTGTCACGTTGCCGACGAAGCGGCGCAAGACAACGAAGCCAAAGCCAAGCAAAAAAATCAAGAAGTCCGCATGAACGACCAGGTTAGAGATGTCCTCGATGAAGTGGAGGATTGGGCGAGCGGAAAACTGTGGGGCGCCACGGAGATCGCCGCGTCAGCCGGCGTAAGCGTCGACACCGTGCGCCGCTGGGCCGCCGATCCATCTTGTCCGATCAGCAAGCCGCATGGCCGACTTTTTGTGACTAGGCGCGCTCTGAAACGGTGGCTCGAACGAAAATAGCCCAACTTTTCCGATTCCTGCATAGGTTTGCATAGTTCAAATCCCTCTGCGCATCCGGCATATGCTTGGGATGCGATTATGGCCCCGACAATTTTTCGAGACAAAGACGGCGACCCTTGCGTCGCCCGACGCCGATCTCCTCGCGCTGTTTGGCGTCATGGCCGGGCCACTGTCGGTTTCCATCGCCGAGGCCCTTTCGGTCCCCGCCGTGTCCTGCGCGGTGCGAGTCATCAGCGAAGCGGCCGCTAGCCTCGATCGCCGCGTGATGCTCGTTGAGGGAGAGAAGCTCACACCCGACGACAAACACCCTGTCGCCAAGCTTCTCCGAGGCAACGTTAACCCCTGGACGCCAGCCTTTGATTTCGTTCGCGATCTTGTGGCGCAATGTCTCGCGAGCGATGCCGGCGGCGTAGCTTGGATCAACCGAGTCGACGGAAGGCCCGCTGAAATCATCCACTATCGAGCGGGCGCAATTAGTGTTTCGGTCGAGGATACGGGCGAGCCGAAATTTACAATCAACAGTAAGCCGCTCGACCCGCGCGATGTTATCTGGCTGCGCGGTCCCTTCACGAAATGCCCGATCACCATGGCAAACCGTGCAATCGCGGTGGCTTACTTCATGGAGACGCATGCGGGATATCTTTTTAAATACGGGGCAAAGCCCGGCGGCGTGATTGAGGTGCCCGGTGCGCTTGGCGAGAAGGCCGTCAAGAACGTCAAGGCGGGATGGTCAAAGGCGCATGAAGGCGCAGAAAAAACCGGACTGACCGCCGTCTTGTGGGGCGGCGCGAAATTTAATCCGATCACCCTCAGCAGCACCGATGCGCAATTCCTTGAGTTGCGCAATTTCCAGATTGTCGAGATTGCCCGCGCGTTCCGCGTGCCGCCGGACATGCTCTATGACCTGTCACGCGCGACGTGGAGCAACATCGAACATCAGAATAAAGCCTTTCTGGCCTTCACTCTTGAACCGTATCTTCAGGCGCTCGAAGGGGCGCTATCCCTCGCATTGTTCGGCGAGGACGAGCACGAGCGATATCGGATCGTTTTCGATCGTGACGATCTCACCCGTGCAAGCCTGACCGAACGCGCAACCGCCATCAATTCGCTTCGCGCCTCCGAAGTCATCAACGCCAACGAGGCGCGATCCTGGCTCGACATGCAGCCGCGACCGGGCGGCGAGACATTCGAAAATCCAAACATCACCACGACCACCACGACGACAAAACGGGGGCGCGAGGATGCCTGATCTCGCTCATCTCAATGATCTTGTCGCATGCCAGGATCAGGGCGCGGAGATGACTGTGATTCATCCCGCAACCGGAGAGGCGCTGCCTGATCTGGTGCTGATCGTCGCTGGGCCCGATAGCGACGTGCAACGCCGCGCCAGGCTGAAGCTTGCCGACGATCTCCTGGAATACCGGCTGCACGTTCCGGCAGACGATCGGGAGAGACTGGAAATCGAATTTTTTGCGCGTTGCGTCATCGGCTGGCGCTTCAAGGAAGGCGGCCAGGAGCTTCCCTTCAGCCACTCTGCCGTTGTCCGGGTGCTGCGGCAGCATCGCTACATCCGCGAGCAACTCGAAGCCTTCGCCGCAAGTCGCACGGCTTATTTCGCCAAAACACCCTTCGAGGAAGCGGCATGACTAGTCGTCTCGAATTCAAGGCGGCCCTGTCAGTTGACGATGCCGGAGCAATCACCGGGATGGCGTGGCCCTTCGGTTCGCCCGATCGTGTTGGTGATGAGATCATGCCTGGAGCGTTCAAGAGCGCCAAGGCACCCATCCCGATCCTGTTTGCGCATGATCCTGCGGCGCCGTTGGGCGCTTGGGATTCCATCGCCGAAACTAAAACCGGCCTAGAGGTGAAAGGCCGTCTCCTGGTCGAAGACGTAACCCGCGCTCGTGAGGTTAGGGCGCTCGTGAAATCCGGGGCTGTTACCGGCTTATCGATCGGTTTCAGCACGAAATCCGCCAAAGCCAAGAGCGGTGGCGGCAGAACCATCAAGGCGCTTGATCTCGTAGAGATCAGCCTTGTGGCTATCCCAATGCATCCCGGCGCCCGCGTGCGGAGCGCCAAGTCTGCGGCGGAAGTAATCGCGATTGCTGAGGCCATCAACCGGGCGGCAGTCGCCCTAAGGAGAGAACGGGCATGATCCACGCTCGCAAATCGGCACTGTTGCGTGGCACCATCGAACTCAAGGACGCGGGCGACGATCCCGCCGCGATTGTCCGGCAGGCGATTGCCAACCTGGAAAAGTCAGTCGGCGATCGGCTGAAGGCCCTGGAGGAAAAGGGCGTTGATCCCAAGCTGATCGAACGCCTGGACAAGATCGAGGCAAAGGCCAATCGGCTCGAAGTCGAAACCAAATCCGAAGCCGATGAGGTGGAGGCCAAAGCATTCGAAGCCTTCATTCGAAAGGGCCGCGAAGCCCTGAGCGCCGATGAGGTGAAGACCCTTCGAGTGTCCGACGATACGGCCGGCGGTTATCTCGCCACCGCTGAGTTTGTCGCCGAGGTGGACAAACAGCTTGTCCAATTTTCCCCGATCCGGCAGGCCGCGCGAGTGGGGCAGACCTCATCCGGTAGTGTGATCATCCCGAAGCGCATCGGTCGTCCGACAGGATCATGGGTCGGCGAAATCGAAACTCGCCCCGGCACGGAATCGACTTACGGGCAGGCCGAAGTCCCGATCGACGAAATGGCTTGCTACGTCGACGTTTCGAACAGGCTACTCGAAGACGCGGCAGTCAACATCACCGCTGAGGTGTCTTCCGATGTTGCCGAAGAATTCGGCCGCATGGAAGGCGCCGCATTTGTATCTGGCAATGGCGTCAAGAAACCGCTGGGCTTCATGTCGGATGCCAACGTCGCCTTTTCCATTTCAGGAAGCGCCGCGGCGATCTCCGATGCTGATGGCGGCGTCGATGGCCTGATCGACCTTATGTATGCGCTGCATCCCTTCTATCGATCGCGCGGCGTGTTCCTCGCAAACGGAACCACAATCGGCAAGCTTCGCAAGCTGAAAGACTCCGACAAGAATTATATCTGGCAACCGTCCGTCCAGGCTGGCCAGCCTGACACTCTGTTGGGCCGTCCGATCATCGAGGCGCCGGACATGCCGGACATCGCCGCAGGCGAATATCCGCTGGTCTTCGGTGACTTTGCTTCGGCTTATCGGATCTTCGATCGAGTTGGCCTTTCGATCCTTCGCGATCCTTATTCGCTGGCCACCACGGGATGCACTCGTTTCCACGCTCGCAAGCGTGTTGGCGGCCGTCTCATTCGGCCTGAGGCTATCCGCAAGCTCAAGATCGTTGCGAGTTGATCGGCACAATCGGAGAACATCATAATGCGAGATTCAGCGCATAACATGAAGCTGATGCCGGTCATTGTGCCGGCAGCGAATGCCAATCTTGGCACAACGCCGCTCGTTGGTGCGATCGTCGATCGGCTCGGCTACGAAAGCCTTACCTACGGCATTGTCACCGGAACGCTTTCCGATGTCGATGCCACCTATACCGTGTCGCTCGAAGAGAGCGACGCGGCGAATATGGATGGGGCCAACGCGGTTGCTGACGCCGATCTGATCGGCACGGAAGCGGCTGCCGGCTTCACCTATGCCAACGATGGCGTTACGCGAAAGCTCGGCTATGTCGGTAACAAGCGTTACACGCGCCTGACCATTACGCCAGCCGCCGCGGACTCTGGTAACACTCCGGTAGCGGCGATTGCCATCCTGAGCGGCGCGCATGTCCGGCCGATCTCGTGAGGTGAATCATGAGCCTTTATCCAGTAGCCGGTAGCAAAATTTATATCGGCGGCGTCCTTCTCGACAGCGAAGATGATTTCATCGAGTCCGATTTCTCCGGCCAATCCTGGCAGGAGGTGGGTGGGTGGAGTCAGATGGGCGCTTTCGGCGACAAGTCGCAACTGCTCACAAGAGCCCTGATCGGTCGCAATCGCGACATCAAACAGAAAGGAACGGCGAACGCAGGTTCTATGCAATGCGTTTTTGCTATGATGCCTGCCGATCCCGGACAGATTGCGTTGATTGCCGCAGCCGCGCCAAGCAACCGCAACAACTATGCGTTTCGCATCGATCTTAGCGACGGTTCCAAGCGATATTTCATCGGCCTTGTGATGGACGCAACAGAGGCTGGCGGCGAAGCGAATGCCATCCGCGACTTGAACTCGACGATCGAGATCAACAGTAACATTGTGTCGGTTGCGGCACTCTGAGGTGAACCATGAGTGACCTTTCGATCACCGCCGTAAACGTCATTGCTGGTGCGAATGCAGATAAGGAATTCGGCAAGGCGGGCGCCGTCATTACCGCTGGTCAGGTTGTCTATAAAGAAACGGCAACCGGCAAGTTCAAGCCGGCGGATAGCAACAGCGCAACCGCTGAGGCCAAAACTCCGTATGGTGTGGCGTTGAACGGTGCGGCCGATGGTCAGCCGCTTGCGGTATGCAGGGCGGGTGACATCACGATCGGCGCCACCCTGACGGCCGGCAGTCCGTACTACCTGAGCGAAACCCCAGGCGGTATCCAGCCGGCGGCCGATCTCGCATCTGGCGAGAATGTCGCCCTCTTGGGGCTGGCGAAGTCCACCACGGTTCTGGCCCTTCGCATTCAGGCCCCAGGCGTTACGTTGTAGGCCATGCCGATCAGGGCGCCAAGGATATGCGGGTGCGGTCGAAAGGTTGCATCCGGCGCCCGCTGTCACTGTCAGGCACAGGCCAAAGCTCAGAGGGACAGGCAGCGCCCATCCGCAAGAGCACGAGGTTACGACAGAGAATGGCAGGACGCAGCAGCAGCGTTCCTCAGAGAAGAAGGCAATGACCTCTGTGTATGTGGCAGGCCAGCTGTAGTGGTCATGCACATCAAGAGCATTGCCACCCATCCCCATCTTCGCATGGTGCGGAGTAACTGGCGCCCAGGCTGTCACCGATGCAATGCCCGGCAAGCTTATGAGGACCGGGGGTGGTCGCAAACTTTCAAAAAAGCGCGCGGGACCGCCGCTCCCCCGTCGCGCGATATTGAACGCAAATGAGGTTCCATGATCGTTTCAATCAACGAGGCGAAGGCGACTTTAGGTGTTACCGAAAGTGCAGATGATGCGCTGATCGAGCGCCTTTCGCGCGCATCTGAGGCGCGAATCAACGCGCTCTTGGGATCACCGATCAACCCCGAGAATGCGCCCGATGATCTCGTGCATGCGATCCATCTCCTGATCGCCCATTGGTACGAAAACAGGGAAGCGACGCTTGTCGGAGTGTCAGCGCAGCAAATTCCGCATGGCGTGATCGACATCGTGAACGAACATCGTCCTTTCGCCTTCGGCCTGGAGGGAGATGAGGATGAGTGAAGCGTCCCTTGCTGTCCAAAAGGCCATCCGATCTCGGCTGATCGAGACTGAGGCGCTTACCGCACTCGTGCCAGCGAACAACATTCTCGATCGCAATCAGCGGCCGGCGCCCGATCCCTCGATTGTCCTGGGAGAAGATCAGGTAGTGAATCCAGGCGTCACGATCTCGCG